GTTTAACTGATACGTTCTCGGTGTGGCTCAGGCTTCACCTAAGGGGACACAGATCAGTTCCTCTTTTAAAGAGGGGTACGCAAGGTGCACATTGTGTCATCAAGCAACACTGACTCAGGGAGAAAGTAACTTTCTTTCTGTATGTCAATACTCCGACCAGTGGTCGTGAGTGCAGACAGCAACTTTCCAATGATAAGATCCTTATCAGCGGTCGTTGCTTCGACGAGATCCTCACCGAAACGGTCGAGATCCTCTTCGAACCTCCTCTTCCTTATAGGCCAGGGAAGTGACGTATACGCACGTTCATCGGAAACGGTGATACCATGTTTCATGGAAATCTCCGGAGCCAATAGATTCCGGAATGTATACGGCCTATCGAGGGTGCTAATAGCATCGTCGATAGAGATCAACTTGAGACTCTTTGCCATCCAGACTTTGTCGCGATAGCGTAGATTACTCCAAGTAAGATCATCTTTTTGGGTAAGAAGCTGCAAAGCAGAATCATCAATACCCTGTACAAGATCGATATTTCCGAGGACACCTCGGATCTGATCTTCGATCTCGTCGGTTAAGAACCCACGAGCTCTGACGTTGGTGGAGAATCTCCGCAGACAACGTCTCTTAGCTGTATTACCAGCGCCAATCAAAGATTCTTTGATAAACCGCCAGTGAATCGCTGGAACCGAATTTATAATTCTGGTTAGTTCCATATCGCTTTTATGAAAAGCGGGAACCATGAGACCCCCAAGTTCTCTTGGAAGGTATCGGAGATATTCTTCGCTAGGAAGGAAGCCGGAAAATCTGGACTCCCATCGAGCAGAGAATATCGGTACGCTAGGCTGAAAATCACCAGCGAACCATGCAAGCATCCCCTGAACGGAGAAGGCTTTGCCCAGTGCAGGATTAGTTTCATCTTTTCCTGCACATTCCTTGGAACAAGGAGAGAAGAGCCGCATCTTCATTGCATCAATGTGGATGTGGTCCTCATATGGAATGGAGGAGAATGTCTCCTTCCTTCCCCAAATTTTATTTGGCATCAGACCACGGAATAGATTCATCTCTTCCGAGTAGAATTGACCGATGGTGCTGATGTAGTTATGGGAGGAGGATACCTTCATCCCATTACGTCTATGAGTAGATGTTATCTCTCGTAGATAGGACTCCGGCCCTTGAGCCGTATGATCGTCCCCGATGCACACAAAGTGTCGCCAGGGTTCGTGACCGGGTCCTTCTGACTCGGAAAGTCTGTTCCAGAATTCCGAATCACTAGCTTCTAATAAGTTCCATTGGAACCTACAGAAAGCCTCTAACTCGGCACAAAGATTGTGCATAGTCAGAATAAATTTCGCTCCAGGGTCTCCCATTAGGACACCTCTTGAAGTGACTTTGTCGATATAAGGCTCCTCCGGACCCTCGTAACGACGCCCACTGCAGAGAATATCTCTACATATGGACAAATACTGATCATCCGACCGACCAATCGCTCTCAGGAAACCTGAGAACATGTCGTAACTGTATTCGTGCGTACAGTAGTCGGTGGCAGTCTCGAGATCACTACTTAGGTAGTGGCACTCGTATCCGTATGGTGGCTCTTTATAAGAGAGTATTTTACACCATTCGAATAATTGCCATCCATAGGTCAATCCTTTGTTGGCTGATGGATGATGCTTCAAAACACCTATTAGGTGATGAGAAGCAGGTTGAAGAATTTGTGTAACAAAATCTTCTGACAGTGTAACAATCCGTGCCTTACCACCTGGCTCGCCGATGGTAGAAGCTCTTATAGAGCTTGGATTGCCTAGTCGAAGACCGTTTCGGTCTTTCTTACACGATCCAACTACGCAGCTATTCATGATAGCGTCTTCAATTGAGAATTGAAGTAGTTGGTACCCCGTCACGGAATCTAATCCGTGAAGAGGATCTTGATATTTGAAATTTTCAAAGTCA